AACTTGCGGCTGTACCAGTCGACCAGCTGGGCGGTAGTCGGGCCGCCGTGGTCGAATGCCTCGGGCATGAGCATCAGAAGTTTGTTTGCCTGGTCGGCTTGCTCACAAACATCTTGCATCAAGGAATTAGCGGCATTATTGCGTCTTTCCTGATGGGAAGTAAACAAGTTTGATATTTCCAGCACCCGGTCGCGGTCGGCGATTGGCACGATGCCGCTGTAGCTCAAGTCCAGGCTAGCGCCGCCCAGGACGATCCGGCCAGGCTTCAGCGCCCGGGTGTCGGTGGTGATGCTGGCCAGTGCAGCGGCGGCCAGCGCGGTCTTTTTCAGGTTCATCCCATCCATGCGCTTTCTCCCATGTAGTCGTTTTCGGTGTCGGCTTGCGCCTCTTTTTTCGGCGCCTTGACCAGGGCCGGGAATAGTTCGGCCAGGGCCCACACGTGGGCGTCGGCACGGTTCGGTGATTTCGGGCCGGTGTAGCCCGACGTGGAAAAGGCACAGAGTTCGTCTTCAAGCTTCGGGAACAGGCCGACGTGGCGCACCTTGCCCTGGTCGTATAGGACGCTGAAGGGCTCGGCGCGCTGGGCCTTGCCGCGGCTGGCGGTGACCATCTTGAAGTTCACGCGCATGCCCAGCTTCGCGGCGGCCGCCTGCACAACAAACTTGACCATGCCGCCGCCGAAGTTGGTCTCGCCTACGATCGCGTCGGCGCTGTGCCGCTGGTACGCCTGGACGGCGACGCCGCCCCAGGTGGTCGGGCCGGCCTTCACGGTCAGGTCTTCCAGCAGGTACGCATTGCCATCGGTGCCCAGGCCTTCGACGGTGATGCCCACTTCGTCGTTATCGGCGTTCTGGGCGTCATCGCTGGCGCCACTCGGGTCGACGGAGACCACCACGCGCACCAGGGCGGGCACGTCCTCGGGATCGGCGCGCCAGCGGTCGACCACCGCTTCATCGAACAGGGCGTTGGGCGTGGCCTCGGAGAATTCGCCGCGTTCGAAGCGGCGGCGCATGCGTTCGGACAGGCCGGCCAGGGTGGCCAGGTATTCCGGCGACAGGTTGGCTTCGTTGTCGCGCGGGTTCATCTGGAAACTGTCGTAGTTCTCCGGATTGGCCAGCGGTTGCTTCGTTTCGGGGTCCAGCTTTTGCTTGAAGACCTTGAAGGTCCAGTGCATTTTGCTCGGCGGGTTACAGTCGAACAGGTACCGCAGCTTCAGGGGCTGCGGCACGCCGTTTATCACCTGCATGCAGCGCTGCGCAAGGCGGGTCAGTAGCAGCTGCACGCCTTCCCACTGGATCTGGCTGGCCTCGTTCACGTAGATGGTCGCGAACTCCATGCCCAGCACCTTTTCCATGCGGTCCTTGTCGTCCAGGCCCAGAAACCAGATCTCGCTGAAAACCGGCTGGCCCTTGTCATCGACGCCGGTGCGGATCTTGGCGAAGCCCTCGGACATGTTGATGTCCCAGCCGTCGCCCTTCACCAGGTCGGGGTAGCAACCCCGCATCACCTTCGGGAAGGTGTCGCGCATGATCGACGCCTTCAGGTGGTTGAAGCGCCACCGCACGATCAGGTGACGCGAGCCCGGCGCCTTCAGCGCGCGCAGGATGATGTTCCGAACGATCAGGAAGGTCTTTCCCGACCGGCCGCCGCCGAACAGCATCATCCAGGTGCAGGCGCCGGCCAGCATCTGCTGGGCCAGCAGCTGGCGCGGCGTCGGATTGAAGCCGGAAACGGTCACAGCGCGGCATCCGTCGCGCTGAATTGCATCTGGATCGGGCCGCCGTTGGCGCCGGTCAGTTCCTGGCGGATGGATTCGCCGTATTTCTTCGGGGCCCACTTGGCCAGCAGCTTCAGCCGGGTCTCAACCTGCAGCTTCCGGTGGCCCAGCATGTCCTCGCGCTTGACCTTTTTGCCGTCCTCGCTGGTTTCCTCGGTCTCGCCGATCTGCGGCGTGTCGGCGATCTCGAGCGCCTGTTCGGCAATCGCGTCGAAGCCCAGCTCGCGCGCACGCGCGATGCGTTCGGCAAACGTGGGCTGGGCCTCGATCCACCCATACACGGTTTGCCATGCGGGCATGTGGTCATCCCGGCAAATCTGGCGCAGCGGTTCACCTTCGGCCAGGCGTCGGCAGATCTCGCCCGCGGCTTTTTCGGTGTAAGTGGTCTTGCGTCCCATGGTCTTCCCCTGTTCCTAATTCCCGGTGGAATGTATTTCCAGCTGGAACAAAAGTCAATGGAAGAGCGAATTTGCAGCAAAACAGGGGCGAAAAGCGCCACAAGGGCGCGATTTATGCACCGAACGGGTCGTTTTATGCAGATGCGGCGATCGGCTGGCGCCGAGAAAGGAAGAACCCGCCGATGCTTGCGCAGGGGCGGGTTCCGGTGGGGTGGGATTGGAGACAGTCGACAAGTGGGGACCGGGCGACAGGGGGAATGTACGGCGGAAAGTTCCCGGCTGTCAACAGGTTTGTACTACTTCAGCACGCCGGAAGGGTGGCGGCGCCTCAAGTCTGCGAGTAGTTCGGCGCTGGTGCGCATCGCTTCCCGGGCCTCGCGTGACCCACGTTCCAGGAACAGGGGGCAGGGCTGGCCGTCAGGTTGCTCGGGGCGGTCGTGCCCAGAACAGAACCCGGCGGCGGGGTCGAACCTGGCACAGGCGCCGCAGGGTTGCCGTTCTCCCTTCATCGTTCGGCCGCCTGCTGCACAGTCTCGCCCTCGGCGCGGACCACCTGCACCTGGTCGACCTTGTGGGCGAACTGCTGGTACTCGGCCACGCGCCGGTTCAGGTTGCGCCGGAACTCGGCCTCGGTCTCGTTGCGCCGGTCGAACTCGGCGTCCAGCTTGCGCTGCCGTTCGGCGGCACCATCGGCCAGCATCTGCTTCACCTTGGCCAGCTGGGCGCGCCCTTCAGGGGAAAGTGCCGAATCTGGCACTTCTGGCGCCGGCAGCAGACCGGCCACGCTGGGCGCCGGCAGCAGACCCTGATCCACCGCGCGCTGCAGCACCTGGCCCTGCTGGGCCTTATCCCAGCCCAGGTGGGCCGACCAGGTGACCGGGCGACGCTGGGCACGCGCGGCGGCGATCAGGCGCGTGTAGGTCTCGGTGAAGGTCTTGCGGGCGGTGATCGGGCCGCTGGTCTCCATCACCGGGCGCGCCAGCTGCCAGGCCTGCGCGGTTTCTGACGTCCAGACCACCGTGTCGCGCTCGTCCTGGCTGGCCAGCGCGATCGCCCAGGCCTCTTCCGGACCAGGGCGGCCGTCGCCGTTGGTGCTGGCCTCGATATGTTCCACCACGTCGGCGGGCGTCGGCGTGAACTTCCCGCGTTTCACATGGGCCGCCAGCGCGGCGCGGACCTGCGGCATCGGGTATTCGGCCAGGGCCTGGAAGAAAAGCGCCTGCGCGGTCGGGCTGACCACCTTGGCGGCCGGCGTCTTCCCCAGCACGTCGAAGGCGGCCTGCAGCAGCGCGGCGAATTCGTCAAAATCGTTTTCACGCATTTTCGAACGTCCCTTCATCTTCGGTTTCAGCAGGCGCACCACCACCGAACAGCATACGCTTCGCCGCGGCCGCGTTGGCGGCGTTCTGCTCGGCGACGGATCCGCCGATCGGTTGGCCAGCACCAGCAGGGCGCGGTGCGGCCGGGCTCTGGTTCATGCGCACGGTCAGGGTGTCCCACTTCTCGCGCAGCTTTGCCGGCGACTGAATGTTCGCGCACCAGAACGAATCCTTTTTTGCCCACAGGAACAGCGCGCAAACCTCGGCATGCGTGCGGCCGTCGATTTCGCGCATCAGGCGGATTTCGTTGGCCCAGACGTCGGGATTCATCGCGCGGGCGGTCGGGTTCACCTTGCGCACCAGTTCGAACATCCAGGTTGCCGCCTTGTAATCGTCCTCGGTTCCATGGTGCTTTTTCGCCGTTTTCCCAGGGGTTGGGTTAACTGGTGGTTCATCTGATGGTTCAGTGATGGTTATGGGTGCGAGATCTGCGGGGGGGTGGTGCAGAATCTGCGGGGGGGGTGGTGCGAAAACTGCGGGGGGGTGGTGCAGATCTCGCACCATGCAGATTTTGCTGCCGTCGATCTGGTAAAGCGTGCTGCGGCCGGTACGGAATTCACGGCGCACGATACCCAGCTTTTCCAGGTCGGCAATGTGCGCCTGCACGGTGCGTTCGCCCATACTGCATTTCTTGGCCAGCGTCGGGATGCCCGGGTAGCACACGCCTTCGTCGCTGGCGTTGTCGCACAGTGCCAGCAGCACCATCTTCCGGCCCGATTGAAAATCAGACTTCCATGCCAGTGTCATCAATGTAATGCTCATCTTTTCCTGATCCCCTGAAACTTACACGCGCAGCGCGCCGTGGCGGTTGAATTCGTCGGTGGCCGCCTTCGCCGCGCGCCAAATGTCGACGTTCGGCACCGTGCGCAGGTAGTCCATCGTTTTCCCGATCCCTTCGCGCAGGATCCGCATTTCCTCGGCGTTCACGCCATGCTTGCCCAGGCGCTGGGCGCGTTCCTGGATGCCGGCCACGGCGTCCACCATCGCCTGCGCGATCGGCAGGACCGGGTGCCCATCGGGCGCGATCCGGCGCGTCAGGTCGGCATTGCTCAACAGGTCATAGACGTGCTGTTCTTCGAAGTGGCCCTGACCAAGCGCCAGACTGGCCGAGTAGCCGGGAAATTCCAGCTGCTGCGCGTCACGGATGCCCAGCGGCTTCACGCACGGCTTTTCCTTGTACTTTTTGCGGGGTTTCTTATTGCTCGGCATGTTCTGCCCTCCTGCGTGTTGGTGGTGTTCTCGGGATGGCGCCGACTGGTGCGATGATCAGCGCGGACAGCCAGGTGTTCGGGTTCGCCTTCAGCCGGCGGCGCGCGGCGTCCAGGCGATGCTGGTGCAGCACCTGCGCGTGCTTCGTCGGGTCGGCTTTGATCCGCTTCCATCGGATCTGGTAGTACTGATACGCGGTCGGGCGCTTCGGTCGTTTCTTGTCGGCCTTGTTGCCCGGGGCGTACACCGGCGCCAGGTTGCCGGTCGTATGCTGCCAGCGGCAGATAAACACGCGCCGGGGCTCGGTGCGCAGCAGTTCCAGGTAGCGGCGCGCGGTCGGTTTGCTGACGCCCAGCGCCACCTGCAGTTCTTCGCGCGTGCGCGCCTTCACCGTCAGCAGGCCCAGCACCGCCTGCAGCATGCGCTGGCCGTGTTCGGATATGCAATTGATGGTCACAGCAGCGCCCCCTGGACGTGCGGCGCCGGGTCGGGCGCGAACAGCTGACCCTGCGCGACAGCCTGCTCGAGTCGACGGCACGCGGTTTCGAAGTGCGCCGGGTCTTTCTCTATGCCGATGAAGCGCCGGCCCAGCTGGACGCACGCGACGCCGGTGGTGCCGCTGCCCATGAACAGATCCAGCACCACCTGGCCCGGGTCGGTAACCACCTGCACCAGGTCACCCATCAGCTGCACCGGCTTTTCGGTCGGGTGCCGGCCGGGGCCGCCCTGCGTCGGTGGGTAGCTGAAGACGTCCAGGGCGCGCGCGGCATTCTCCGAAGTCTTGGCACGGGCGGCGCTGACCACCTGGTCGCGCGCCAGCATGGCGGCGGCATAGGCGTGTTCGAACTCATCGCCCAGGCCCAGGATGCGGCGCAGGGCATGCGCCTGTTCCAGGGTCGGCAAGCATGCAGCCTCTTCCCAGCGGTAGCACAGGCCGGTTTTCTTGCCGCGCACCTGCATGTCGACGGATCCACGCGACAGCCCGGCCTTTTCGCGGGCGGCGCTGATCAGCTGGGCGACCGCCAGGGTCTTCGGTTCCACGACTTCCCAGGTCGTGCGCGGCTGGCACAGGTAGATCGGTTCGAAGGCGTAGAACAGGCCGCCATCGGCCACGCGGCCGCCGCCCTTGTTCCATACCAGCTGGCGCACGTCCTCATAGACCAGCTGCAGCAGCGGATCCAGGGCCGCCCGGGTGTTCACGGCGAAGAACGACACCAGCACGTCCGACTTCGCGCGCGCTTGCGAGACCCAGCCCATCGTGAAGCGCGCCAGTTCACGGAATGACATTGCATCCCACTCTTCATCCAGCACGCCGTAGGGCGGGTCGGTGATGACGGCGTCGACCTTCGGCAGGGTGGGCAGGATTTCCAGGGCGTCGCCACAATACAGGGTGGCGGGCCCGATCGTTACCATCTTCATGCGGCGGCTTCCTCGGTGACTAGGGACAGCTGCGGCTGTTCGATCGGCAGCGCCAGCACGCGGACCACCACGCGCGCGCCGTGTTCGTCGGGTTCCATACGTTCGCTGATGATGCGGCGCACCCACTTGTCATCGTCCATGGCCACGCCCTTCAGCGCGTCCAGCAGCACCTTCGTCGTGTTGTCCAGGTCCAGGCATTGCACGGTGTCGGACCAGGCCGCGCCGAACTTGCGCTGGCGGGTCTGCCAGTCCTGCGGGCGGTGCGGGAACAGGCGCACGTCGATCTGCACGCGGCCGAAGATCGGCGCCACCAGGCCGGCGGCCGCGGCGCGCTCGGCGACGTGCTTTTTATACGCCTTCGCCTCGGCGGAAAGGTAGGTGGTTGCCATCGGCCGGCCGCCTGCGCTCTTCGCGTTCATCACGCGGGTCTGCCAGTAGCGGTTCGCCGACACCGGATAGTCCAGCACCAGGATCACGTTTTTATTCATGCCATCAATCCCTTCTCTTTCAGTTTTTCTTGTGTGATTTTTCGCGCGCGGTCGAAGGCGCCGTCCAGCACCGCGCGCGTCATCCAGCCGGGCAGCGGCCGGCGGCCGTCCAGAACATCGTGGCAAGCGCTGCACGCATAGCAGGCCTCGGTGTCGGGCGCCTTCAGGCCCAAGCCCTTCCCATCTTCCAGCCTGTTCGAATGGCACAGCACCGTCGTCGCTGGGTCGCCGTTGCAGATGCCAGGGATCAGCATGGTGCAGGCCTCGCCGCGCGCCGATCGCCGAATCGGCGTCATCTTCGGGCCGCGCGTGCGCAGGCTTCGCGGCCGCGTTTCCGGTTTTCCGCTAACAAATGAGGCGACGCGCAGCGTGCCGGTGCGCTGCATCGGGGTCTTGTTGCGCAGCGGGGCCGTGCGTTTGAGTGGTCCGCCGCGCTTCATGCTGCCACTCCGGTGATCTCTTCCAGGGTGCGCTTGATGCTGTTCTTCGGCATCATCATCACCTGGCCGGTCGTGCGTTCCAGCGCCACATAATCCCGGTACACGTTCGGGTCGTTCACCAGTTCGGGGTGATCGCGCACCAAGCGCGCGGCCGTGGTCAGGGTGTGGTCATTCGCATAGATGCAGAAAACGCACGAAAAACGCGGCATGCCCTTGCTGTAGACGACGTGCGGCTGCTGGCCAGCCGCTGCGATCATGTCGAACACCTGGCGCTCGGTCAGTCCATGCACCGGCAGCAGGTCATACCACTCGCGGCCGGCTTTGCTGTTGCGCTCATTGAAGGCGAAGGGCGCCATTTTCTTCCGCTTGGTCGACTCATCGGCGCGCAGGCCTTCACAGTTCACAACCAGGTGCCAGGCTGGATGGCCGGCGGCCTTGCGCGCATAGGTCAAGTGGCGGACCACCTTCTCGATCGGTCCACGCTTGAGATCCGACGTACACCAACGATTAGCCGGCGCCGGGAACATGCCGCGTTCTTCCACCACCTGCAGCAGGTCGCGGCGCGACTTGCACACATGGACCGGCACGCCGTCGATCGTGGCCCTGATGTGATCCAGGGCGCCAGCCCATTCCACCCGGCCCAGGTCAGCATGGACCACAACACGCTGCTCCTTCGGCACCAGGTCGCGCAGCAGCAAGTGCATCGCCTGGCTGTCCTTGCCGCCGCTATGGTTTTCCACGAACAGGGCGCCGCGTACGACCAGGTTGCGGATCTGGCCAATAATGTCGACCGCTTCCAGCTGCTGCGGTGATACGTCGCGTTTCATCAGAATTGCTCCTTTTCGAACTTCGACAAAATGGCGTCCATGCCCTGCTGGGCCGCCAGCGGTTCGGCCTTCGGCCACAGGTATTTGCAAGCGCCTTCGGTCAGCAGGAAAGCCACGGCGTTGTCGTGGAAGTCGCGCATTTCCTCTTCGCTGCAGCTGCTGTAACTGATCGACTTGGGGATGGGCACCACGCCACCAGTCGGGCCAGCCATCCAGGTCACGAACCCGCTGCCGACCTTCAGCCACAGGCGGAAGGCTTCGAAGTCGGCAATGCGTTCCTGCGCCTTGAACACGGCCGAGATCGTGGCCATGTGCTTCCGGTGATACCAGCCCTGGCGGCGACGCTCGATCTTGAAGGTGAAGAATTCGCCGCTGCCGGCGGCATCCATCGCCCGAATGAAGTTGTTCCAGGCCTTCGTGTCCTTGTCGGTGGCGCCCGACAGGTGGCCCAGCAGGAAGCGGCGCACGGCTTCCTTGTCCTCTTCGGACAGGCGCGCGTCGGTCTGCTTTACCAGGACGATTTCCATTTAATGCGCCTGCCCTTCCTCGGCCGGTGCGGGCGGCACCAGGGAATCCAGGCGCTTGATCGACCAGCCGAACTTCCGCATCACCTGCACGCGCACCGTGTCCGACACCGGCAGCTTCCCCTTGCGCATCTTGCTCAAGGTCGGCGGCAGCACGTCCAGTTCGCGGCACAGGGCGGCGTCATTGTTGCGCACCTTGTCGCCGCGGCGCCGGCGCATGTCTTCCAGCAGCGCGTCGAACAGCGGGTGCGGGGTGCGTTCGTGGTTCGTTTCCATCGGTCTGTTTCCTTTCATTAGTTGTTTTGTGGCGATGCCGCAACCAATTCTATCCGTTTCCACTTCCCTGACGCAACACAAACATTTGCGCTGACGACATAAAAAAACGTTGACCTACAACAAAGCATGTCGTTAATATGTTGTCTGTAGGCAGCGCGTGGGGCGCTTCCTTGGACAAAATGGGGACCAAATGGGACATCAGACCCAAGCTGCGGCCGATGCGCTGCAGCAGCTTTCTAGCCTGCATCGCAGGCAACGGATCATCAATCTGGCCTGCGCGCTGAACATGCTGCGCACGGCCGTCGCTCTAGACAATCGCCGACCGATCGCGCAGCTGGTGCAAGGCGGTGCACGATGAACCGCCGCGACGGTGGCCCGGCCTTCCCGGGTATGCAGACAGGCCTGGCGGTGCCGATCGAACTGGTCGACCAGGTGAAGGCCGTGAAGATCCCGCACAACGGAATGAGCGTGCGCGACTACTTCGCAGCCCATGCACCGATCGACCTGGCCGATGCGCGCAACCAGTGGCACAAGATGCACGGTAGCGGAAGCCGTCAGCCCAGCATGCAGGACATTCTGGCGCTGCTGGCGCTGCTGCGCGGTGAATACGCCGACGCGATGACGGCCGAACGGAGCGCAGCATGATCGCCCGTTTCCTGGCGGCGCGCCGCCGCGCGAAGGCCCTGCGTGACCTGGACAAGCGCATTGCCGCGATGCGGCTGGGGATGACCACCTACGAGGAACAGGAAGATGCGCGCCGGCGCCATGCGTCGAACGCGCTGCTGCTGGGCCTGCTGGCCATCGCTGGCGCCGGCATCCTGTTCGGCATGCTCGACCCGATCTTCGAAAGCCTGGACCACCTGCTGAAGGCGCTGCAATGAACGAGACCTACACCATCCGCGCCAGTTCATTCGGCACGCTGTTCGACTGTGCCTATCGCTTCGAAGGCGAACAGCTGATGAAGCTGCACCGCGCGACCAGCCTGCGCGCCTGGCTGGGCACCAGCATCCACGCCAGCACCGCGGCGTTCGACCAGGCCCAGCTGGCCGGTGCGCCGATCAGCGCGAACGATGCCGCCGACGTGTTCGTGCAAACACTGTATGAACCGCGGGAAGATGTCGACTTCAAGGATCCGAAGCTAGCGCTGCGCGACGCCGAACGGATCGGCCTGACGCTGCACGCGCGCTACTGTGCCGAGATCGCGCCGCTGATGCGTTATGAGTCGGTCGAAATGGCCCTGAAGCGCCTGACGATTGATTGTGGCGACGGCATCACCGTCGAACTGACCGGCACCATGGACCGCGCCCGGGTCGCGCGCACCAGCGCCGGCAAGGTGATCGCCGACCTGAAAACCGGCGGGCGCCTGATCAGCGAAGGCACGGTCAGCACCAAGGGCCGCGCCGCGCAGCTGGGCACCTATCAGCTGCTGTCCGAGTACA